CTACCTCTGGCGCCGGCCGTCTAAAGCGGCACGAGAGGAGTTCGTCTGCTCTGGTGAGCGCCGTGCGGCGCGCCAGGCTCGGTCCAGCTGCGCGGCGGTCTCGCAGAGTTCAGCGCCCGCGCTGCGGCACGCCTCGCACTCGTCGCCGTGGTCCAGTATCCGGCGGTACGCCGACTCGGCGTCCCCGCTCTCGTAGATCTCGACTGGCACCATCGAGCCAGATCCCGACCCGGTGTCGAGCCAGCGCTCCTCGACCCGACTCACGTCCTGTGCCCCAGGTTCTCGTAGTGGTCGCACAGGGCGTTCACGGATCGGGCGAGCAATTGGACATCCGCGAACTCTGCGTGCGACGAACGGCCTACCTCAGAGCTGAGGCGCATGCGGGCCTCGCCGATGCAGGCGAGTGCGCAGGCGCGGGGGATGTCGTCCTCGGCGAGCTTGGAGGCTGCGGCCTCTACTTCGGGGATCGCCACCATGATGTGCCCGCGCAGCATCAGGGTGAGCGTCTCCAGTTCTTCGGCGTCGGGGCGGGGCTCGCCCTCGGCGAGCAGCTGGCGCGCGCTCGCGCGCATCGTCGCGACGTCGATCGGCGACGACGGGGTGGCTGTCGTGTCGTTCGGAGGGGAGGGCCAGATGTCGGCGGCCTGGTCGGCGAGGGCCAGGCGGCGGGCGCGGTCCTCCGGGGTACGGCGTTGTGGCATGTTCGGCTCCATGCACAGACGGTGTGCTGACCATCACATGGTGCCGACATGGCAAGGCCGGAACTATCAAACTTCCTTGATAGCTCCGGCCATAGGTTGACGCTCCGTTAAGTACTCAGCCAGGAGCCATAGTTGAGGAAGTCATCGGGCATCCGTCGCCGCGCTGATTCGAGGCCGGCGTACGTCTCCCTCACGGTCGGGTGGTACCGAGTCTGCTGCGGTGCCAGCCTCCGCGCCTGCAGGAGGTTTCGGAACGCCTCGTCCGTGCGCCCGGTCCACATCTGCGCCCGGGCCACTTCGGCGTAGTGGTGCGCCATCCGGGAGGGCGGCCAGTCGCCCGGCATGCTTATCGTCTTCGCCTTCTCGACGGCCTGGCCGTACTGGTCCAGCTCGGCGAGCACGCTGACCCGGTGCACGCCTACGTTGGTCGGCCCGAACGAGAGCCAGTGCACTTTCTCGGCTGGCCCCGTGCGCTCGGCGATCCGGCCGGCCTCGGCGAGGTGTCCGTCCGCTGTCTCGCTGTCCTTGTCACGGCCCGCCAGGACCGCGGCGCCCAGATGCATCTGGCCCGTCACGACGTCCCGCTCACGGCCCTCGTCGGCTTGCGTGAGCGTCGACATTCCGAGCTGGATCAGTCGCTTGCCCGTGGTGTAGTCGCTCGCCCGGAGGTAGGCGAGGGCGCGCAGGTACTGCCGCATGCCGCCGAGGATCGGATCCGAGGCGCGCTGCGCTGCCCACTCCAGCCGGTCCAGAGCGATCGCCGACAGATCGATGAACCCGAGCTTCGTTGCGACGTCGTACGCCGTGCGGTAACCGCTGGCGAGCGTCTGCCACGCCTCGGTCGTGCCGTCGACGTGTGCAACCGTCGTCGCCTCGCAGATCAGGTCGGGCAGCTCCGTCGCGACCTGCTTGATGTTCGTGGCCCGGACCAGTCGGCACAACTCCTCAGCCTGGGCGGTCAGGTCGGCCAGGCTCCGAGGGACGAGGTCCGGGTCAGGGCCCAGGTCGTAGACGTTCAGGGCCTCTCGGATGGGATGGATCAGCCCGTCGAGGTGATCCTGCTGCAGCTCTTCGAGGTACGGCTGCCCGGTCAGCTCCGTGACCGGAACCGAGAGCGCGTGGGCGAGCGCCCCGATCACGGATGGGCTGGCCGGGATGTGGCCCTGCTCGACCTTGGTCAGGGTGCTGTAGGAGACGCGGCTGCGGTCAGCCAGCTCGCGTTGCGTCAGCCGACGGCGTTTGCGAGCCGTTTTGATTCGTGCGCCGGTGTGCTCGTCGATCCGCTGTGGCATGCTGAACTCCGTTCTGCTCGACATCAGAACGGTACCCCTGGTCGGCTCCAGGGCGTGCGGCGATCGGCCCCCGCCAGCGGTGGGGGCCGACGTATTCCAGGCGCGAAGAGAGCCCCCTGCGCGGCCGTGTGGGCCGTGCAGGGGGCTTAGTCATGAGCCGTCAGTGCCGGAGGTGAGGGTGCGGGTACGGCGATCGACGCGGTCGACGGCGTCCCTCAGGGAGTGCCCGGAGTTGGGCTGCAGCTCGTGCTCGACGGCGGCCACCCGCTCCTCGATCCGGTGCAGCCGCGCCATGACGCCAGGGCGCGCGGGCACTCCCGGCCGCTCCGGCGTGCCGTTCCAGTCGTCGGCCAGATCGTCCACCCGTTCGACGACCCGTCTCACCCCCTGCCAGACCCGCCACACCAGCGTGATCAGACCGGCGATCGCCACGGCGGCCACGGCCCAGATCGCGAGGACGTCGACCGCCGGGACGCCGGTGCCGCTACTCATCTCAGTCCCTCACGACCGACGTCCCGCATGAGCCGTTGCAGTTGTTGAGGGGACGCGCTCGCGAGATCGATGGTCACGGAGGTGCGGCGCTTCGACACGTACTGAGGCGGCCGCGCCCACCCCAGAAAGATCCCGGCGAGCGTCTGCAGCCGCCCCCAGCGCATGCGCTGGGCGATCTCCTCCAGGCCCCGGAAGGCGAGGTAGTAGGCGACCATCAGGCCGATGGAGACCGCGCCGGCGGCCGCCTCGCTGTCGACCGGGATGCCGAGCCGTCCCGTCGCGGTGAGGACCAGGCCGGCCACGGCCGGGACGGCGAACCGCATGTAGCTGATGAAGAGGTTGCTCATGGTCAGCCCACCTTCTTCGCGAGCTCGGCGACCTCGGCGCGCAGCGCGGAGACGTCGCGGTGGAGGCGGATGACCGCGTCGTAGGTCTCCCGCAGGAACGAGATCGGCTTCCAGAACCGATTGGTGGCCGCGGTCGAGGACGTCGAGGGGGCCGGCGCCTTGTCCTGGTCCCACACAGCGTCGAAGACGTCGTCCTTGTTGCTCATGTCGAGCTCCTCGCTCTCCTTGCCGGTGGCGCGGGCGACGATGCCCGGGAAGACCACCTCACGGAACTGCTTGATGCGGGCCGGGCCGGGGCACGCGTGCGCGTTGGGATTCCACGCGTCGAACTGCTTGTGCCAGCCGAAGCCGGGGTCGTCCGCGCTGCGGCAGAGGCGCAACGGGATGTCGTGGCGTGGGTGCTGGTGCGCCCACACCCCGAGCTTGATCAGCTCCTCGACCTGCTCGTCCGTCCACTCGTCCGTGGCGTGCAGGTTCGACGCGGACTCGACGGAGATCGCCCCGGTGCCGTCCGGGCGCCGGTTGGCAGCGGCGTTCGCGTCGGCGCGGGTCTCCGTGCCGATGAACTGGCCGAGATCGCCGGCGTACCCGAGGCCGAAATGACTCTCCAGGTTCGTGCTGTCGCGCCAGTACTCGTACGTGCGCTTCGCCGTCCACGGCGCGGCGATGGAGTGGACGATGAACTGCGTCGGCTTGATCGCCTGCTGCTGGTCGCTCTCCGGCTGCAGCTCGTACTTCGTGGCGCCTGAATACCAGGCCATGAGCCCCTCCAGGGCATGAGGAACGCCCCGGCCTGGTGGCTCGGGGCGGGTACGGGCGGGGGTCAGCCGATGCGGTAGTAGAGCATCCGGGTCTGGTTGCCGCCGCGGAGGATGGTCTGTCCGGCGTCGGAGGTGTTCTGCGCGAACTGCATGGTCACCGCGCTGAGCGTGCCGTCCGTGGCGAACGTGCCCTTGTCGTACGCGGAGTGGAAGTTCACCGGTGGCGAGGATGCGTCGGTGCCGCCCGCGATGCGGGTGGTGGTGTTGCCGGGCCGCCGGAGGATGACGTCCGCGCCGGCGTTGATGCTCGTCGTCGGCGCGGCCGCCGCGTACGCCGCGGTGAACGAGCACAGCGTCGCGCCGGCCGCGGCCCACGTCCATTTCAGGTCGGCGGCCGCGATGGCCGAGTAGGAGATCAGCAGCTCGTACCAGTACAGGGCGTTCGGCTCCGGGGTGAAGGTGATCTCGGAGTTCACGAACGTGGTCGAGGCTGTGACGATCTGGTCGTTCTCCTGCTGCACCAGGTGGGGGTGCCGGGCGTTCATGTCGTCCGCGAGGAGGATCTGGCCCGCGAACCACTGGGGAATCGACACGGGGCGGCCTCCTACAGGGCGACGGGCGCGGGCTGGGCGAGCGAGATCGGGGCGTCGGCCGCGTGTGACTTCTCGATGGTGTTGATGCTGCGGGTGACCGTGGCCCGCTGCGGGGTGATCACCTCGAACCGGTCGAACCGGCACACCGGGGAGACGTTGGTGTTGCCGGAGAACGCCGAGGCGGTGCACCCGACCTGCCCGGTGGCGATCGTGCTGCTGCTGACGGTCTGGTCGCAGTGCCACGCGGGCGGCTCCGCGGTGCCGGTGCGCCACACGCGGGCCAGGATCCGGTGCCCGATCAGCCGGGCCCGGATCTCGAACTCCGCGCCCGCGGTGTAGGGGTGGGGCAGCGCCGTGGCGCTGCCGATCTGGGTGCTGCCGCGGGTGACGGATACGGACAGGGCGCCGGACAGGCCGAAGTGGATCCGGGCCCGGTAGAAGTCGGTGGCGCTCGTGTACCGCATGATCACGCCGGGGACGAGGCTGTCGCCGGTGGCGATGGCGCTGACGGACAGCCGGGCCCGGATCTCGCAGTCGGCGATGCTGTCGGGCAGGGTCTGCAGGCGGATGGTCGACGGCGCGGACGGCAGGGAGACCAGGCCGCGCGACCCGTCCACGCTGCGCTCGGAGGCGGTGCCGCCGACCAGCGTCCAGGCCTGTCCGCCGTCGGAGGTCCCCCAGGATCCCGCGCCGACGGTGCGGGTGAAGGAGTCGTAGGCGAAAGGGGCGAGCGCGGTGGCGCGGACGCGTTCCCCGCCGAGCTTCAGGTCGAGGGGGAAGTGCGAGGCCTTGAGGTTGGGGGCGTCGGCCAGGCCCGCGGAGATGATCCACGGAGCGCGATCGAAGATCCCGTCCGGCGGGGTGTGGATCAGGAACGCGGTGTCGTCCTCGTCGACGGCGTTCACCAGGTAGCTGCCGCTGGTGTCGCACCGGTTGGGCTGATCGGGGCCCGCGCTGGCCGCGTCCGCCGCGATGCGGGCGACCAGCCACGGCGTGCCGGGTGACGCGTTGAGCCGGAGGTCCCAGTCGATGGGGTGGCCGATCGGCTCCTCGGCGCCCTCGGCGATTACCTCGATCGGGCCGGGCGGCAGCCACTCGGGCGGGTTGGCGATCGTGACCCGGTCGCCCGGGTTCAGCCCGGTCAGGTCGTCGGCCAGGGACGGGTTCGCGGCCAGGTCGACGCGCACCAGCGGGTAGCGGTCCTCGTCGACGGTGGACAGGAACACCCGCCAGGCGGCCTGGTCGGGGAGCTGGGCGTCGTCGGCGACGTTCAGCTCGATGCCCTCGTCGTAGACGCCGACGCCCTGGGGGTCCTCGGCGGGGTCGTTGACGTTCTGCGGGCCGCTGGTCTTGCTGTAGGTGTACTCGCCGCCGTCCGTGCGCCGGGCGGTGACCTCGTTGCGGAGCTTCTGGTCGTCGTCGGTGGGGTGGAACGGATCCGAGATGTGACCGGCGGCGTAGTCCAGGGCGAACACGCGGCTGTCGGCCTGGATGTAGGCGGTGTGCCGCATCACCGGGGTGCCGTCGTGGTAGCCGGTGCCGGCCAGGGCGATGGTGTGGCCGGAGTCGGTGACGCGCATGGTGCCGTACTGGCGGCGCCCGGCGACCGAGCCGAGGTCGTACTCGGGGCCGGTCGACCAGGCGCCCGCGTCCATGCTCGCGAACATGAACATCGGGAACTTCCCGTGGGGGTTGTTCGGTCCGGTGCAGATGGACAGGGCGTGCATGTCGGCGGTCATGAAGATCATGCGGTCCAGCCAGCCCGTGTCACCGACCAGCTGCACCATCTCGGCCCGCTCGTAGGGGAAGTCCGACCAGGTGTCGGTGCCGCCGACCCAGCGGGACGGGCTGATCCACACCAGCGCCTCGGCACCGCCCGCGTTGGCCGCGAGGAGAGACTCCATCCATGCCTTCTGAGCCGAGCCCAGCATGGTCTTCGTCGGCGTCACAGGGTCGCTGTTCGGGTCGCGGGCCGAGCGGACGTCGGAGGCGACGTACAGGACGCGGCCGCACTGCCAGGACTGGTAGATCGCAGAGGCGGAGGGCAGCGTGTAGTGCGGCACCCACTCGCGGTACACCTGGTTCGCGGCAGGGTTGGACGCGCTCGTCCTGTCCGAGTTGTTGGCGCCGAAGTCGTGATCGTCCCACACGTAGGTGCTGCTGAGGGAGCGGAAGAACGTCGCCTGCCTGCCATAGGGGTTGACGAGGCCGCCGTAGTTCATGTTGTCGAAGTACGCCGACCGGAACGAGGCCGGGGTGTTCGTCGAGATGTTCTTGTAGTGCAGGTCCCCCAGGTGCGAAAACCACGCCCATTCCTCGTCGGCTCCCTGCGCGGTCATGGTGTCGAACACCGGGGAGTCGGAGGTGGCGCTGGAGATGTAGCCGTCGTAGCCGTCGCCGGTCAGGCCCGCGTCGCCGGCCGCGCCGAAGATGTAGCTGGCCCGCTCTCCTGCCGCGACCGGGTGGGTGCGGAACGTGGCCGCGAAGTCCGGGTTCAGAGAACCGTTGTCGACGCGCATCCAGTACCGAGCGCCCGGTGTCAGCCCGGTGACGTCCCACGTGATGACGTTGTCCGTACCCGACGCGAGGGGCCCGAACGAGACCGGGCCGCTCATGCCCTCATTGTCGGCAACCAGCAGCGTGGCCGAGTCGGCGCTGGTGAACCGGGCCCGCACCCGCGCCGTCGTGTCGGTCGTCGCGCCCGTCCACACCGAGCACAGAGACATCACACCCCCTGGTTGTACTTCGAGCGCCTGGTCCGGTAGGCCAGGCCGGCGGTGTCCCGCGCGTCGTGGACCATGCCGCCGTCGACGTCGGCCGCGGACTGCACCAGGCCGAGGAACGTGCCCGACTTCTGCGGGCCCATGGCCGGGGTCTGGTCGAGGTTGCCGTTCACCAGCAGCGGCACGTTCTGCTCCGCGCACAGCCGCTCGATCCGGCGGCCGGCCAGCTCGCGGTTATGGCCCTGCACGGCCCGCCAGGTGGCCGCGGCGAAGGGCGGGTCCTCGCCCCAGTAGGTGATGTGGCCGAGCGCCACGTCGGAGTCGTTGATGCCGCCGCCGCTGACCAGGCTCCACTCGGCGGTGATCCGGCTCAGCGCCCGGAAGCCCGTCGCGCGGGTGCCGCTGGCGACGCTGGCGCCGTCGATGAACAGCTCCCATGCCAGCCCGCCGGCGCCGTCGTCGGCGACGGACAGCCGCAGGTGGTGCACACCACCGTCGTAGATACCCGGGTCGTTGATCGTGGTCAGGAGCGCGGTGGACGACGTGCTCTCCAGCCACTCGACGATCCGCACCTGTACCTGGTTGAAGCCGCCGGAGCCCCACTCGATGATGTTCCACTCGACCAGCGGCACCGAGCTGGACCGGGGCCCGGTGTCGAACACGTTGACCTGGGTGATGTTGCCGGGGCCGAGGCTGTTGAGGACGTGGTCGACGGACCAGCCGCTGATGTTGCGGGGTGGCACGTAGGCGGTGATCAGGCCGCCGGTCTCCACGGGCAGGGAGACGACCGGGTCCAGCCACGGCGCGAGCGTCCCGCGCCCCCAGTTCGGCTGGCCCTGGTAGAAGGAGCCGGCCACGCCCTTGGACCGCATGGGCTGGCCGCCCACCACGATCTCGGTTCCCTCGCGGGCGGTCTGGCCGTCGGTCAGCGGCCAGTACAGCAGCGGCCCGTTCGCGTCGATGTGCCGCCGCAGCGGGTCCCGCAGAGCCTTTGTCCCCTGGAGGAGGCGACGCTGGATGCCGTTCGCGGTGACGGTGGTGTAGACGTCGTTGCCGCTCACGTCCCACTTGGTGGGCCAGCTGGTGATGTAGCCCTCGAACCGGCCGACGACGTTGCCGCCGGGGGTGGTGAGGTCGAGGGCGACCAGCGTGCTCAGCCCCAGCAGGCCGAACAGATCGCTGCGCGGGTTGCGCCGGGAGTACCGGCCGAGGATCCCCGGGGCCGCCTTGCTGTAGCCGTTGTTGAGGGTGAGCGGCAGCCGGGTGGGGTCAGCGGTCGAGGCCCAGTCCTGCCGCCCCCATGTCAGGCCGATCTTGTCGCGGTTGTAGACGTCGGCGGTGATGTCCACCCACGTGCCGCCCAGGAACAGGGAGATGACGACGATGAGCGGAGTCTGGGGGAACACCACGACGAGCCTCCTTACGGGGTGCCGAACGCCTTCTCCACGCTGCCGCCGCCGACGTCGGCGACGATCTCGCGGATCAGACTGGTCAGGGCCCGCGGCCCGTCGAGGACGACGCGCACGGTGAGCAGCCCGCCGGCCCCGCCGGACGACGCGAGCGGCGCCGCCCCAGCGAGAGACGACGCGGTGGGCATGGCGAGGGAGGGATCGACGAGGCCTTGCATCGTGGCGTCCAGCACGCCGCGGTTGTCCTCGGCGCCCTCGGCGATACCCGGGGGGATCCAGTGACCGATCGCGTCGCCCATCCGCTTCGACGGGGAGCCGATCTCCAGCAGGCTGGCAGCCGCGCCCACCACGTTGTCGCTGACGAAGTCCCCGACCTTGTCCCACAGCCAGCCGCCCAGTGAGGCGATGCCGTTCCACAGGCCGGTGACCACGTCGCGCCCTTTGCTGTACAGCAGTCTGCCTGTGTTGCCGACGGCTGCGACGGTCCGGCCCGGGAGCCGCCCCATCCAGCCGATGAACTCGGCGCCCTTGGCCACGGCCGCGTCCTTGAAGCGCTGGCCCGCGCTGCTTGCAGAGCCTGCCAGTTGGGTTCCCAGGGAGGACAGTGCGGTGACCGCCCGGCCAGGCAGGGCCTGCACACTGCCGGTCCACGCGTCCCACTGGCGGCCGACCGGCCCCGACACGTACCGGGTCCACAGACCGGAGAACCAGCCGCCCACAGCGGACCCGACCGTGTCGAAGACCTGACCGGTCTCGCCCGCCTTGGCGCTGACCCAGCCGGTGAAGGAGTCCCACCACCGGGGCAGGGCCTCGCCGGTGGCGGTGACCAGCTTCCCGACGAACCCGAGGATGACGAGGAACGCGGTCGCACCGAGTGCGGTGGCGACGAGCAGGGGCAGCGCGACGAGCGCCAGCGTCAGCGCCCCCGCGATAGCCGCGATCTTGAAGACCTGCACGGGGTTCGCCATCGCGTAGTCGGCCATCTTCTGCCCGAACCCGGACAGGATCTCGACCGCCTTCGGCGCGAACTCGACGGCCTTGTCGACGAGCTTCCGGCCGAGGATCTCGAAGAAGCCGACGATGCGGTCCGCGCCCTGGGCCCCGCCCGCCCCGGCCTCGGCCCAGATGCTCCCGAACGCCTCCTCGAACCCCTGCTTGAAGGACTCGACCGCAGGCAGGACTTCGCCGCCGAGGAAGTCGATGACGTTCTGCTGCACGCCCCGCTTGAACGCCTCCATCTTCATCGCGGGCGAGTCTTCGAGTTTGTCGACGACCTTGTCGGCCGCGCCCGCCACGTCGTCGAAGCCGCCCGCGGCGGCCGCCGAAGCGGGGTCGAGGGCGAACAGCGCGTCGGCCTGGGTGTTGGCCAGGTCCCCGAACAGGACCTGGCTGGCGGCCAAGCGCACGGTCTCGTCGTCGGTCCCGCGCAGCGCGTCCATCGTGTCCTGCAGGGCCTGCGTCGCCTCGTCGCCGCCGGCCCGCATCTGCTTACCGATCTTCGCCCCGTTCAGGCCGATCGACTCGAAGGCCGCGTCGACCTGCTCGCCGCCGGCCAGAGCCATCTCGCCGAAGATGCCGAGGGCGTCCGCCATGGAGTCGGAGTCCCTCGCGCCCGCCTTGAGGCCCTGGCTGATCAGGCCCATCGCGGTGGCGCCGTCCAGACCGAGCCGGCGGAACTGCGTCGGGTACTCGTTGAACGTATCGAGCAGGTCCTGGCTCTTGTTGGCGACGCTGCCCATGCCCGCGGCGAGGAGGTCCATCGCCTCGTCGAAGGAGTCGGCCATGCCGGTCTTCACCATCTGACCGGCCGCCGCCGTGGCCTTGTTGATGTCGTCGTCGAAGACCTTGGCCAGGGCCATGGCCTTCTTCGTCATGTCCTCCAGGCCCTGCTGGTTGCCGGTGAACTCGTCCATGTTCAGGGTCACGGACCGGATCGCGTCCCCGACCTCGACGGCCGACTCGCCCCAGCCGTCGGTGAACACGTTGGTCATGGCGTCCGTGGCCGCGCCGATGTCCGCCGTGGTGTTCGCGAGCGCGGCCTCCACCTTGGTGGTCGCCTCGGACATGTCCAGGGCCTGCTCCAGCGTGGACATGAGCGCGGCCGCCGCCATGGCGCCGGCGGCCGCTCCCGCCGCGGCCAGCGCGGTGCCCATCTTCGCGCCGTTGCTCTCGGCCGCGTCGGCCATGCCCGCGGTCTCGGTCTCCACAGTTTCGCGGCCCTCGCGCATGCCCGGGCCGGTCTCGTCCCGGGCGGACAGTGCGAAGACGAGACTCGTGTCGGACATGGGACCGCCTCTCTACCGCTTGGCGCGGGCCTCTTCGATCTTGGCGATGTAGTGCTCGACCCAGTCGAGGAGGTGGTCTTCCTGCTCGATCGTCAGGCCGTCCCAGTCCTGCGGCCGCATCCCCAGCAGGTGGGCGGCGTTGCCGAGGTTCCTCAGACGGCGAAGGGCAGCCGGGCTTTTCCCTCGTCCTCCGGAGCGTCGGGGAGCTGCTTGAGCATGCCCTCGATCAGCTCCTCGTCGCCGCCCTTCTCCCGCAGCTTGGCCACGGCAAGCTCGATCTCGCCCCGCGTCATCTCGACCGTGAGCTCGTCCCACAGGAATTCGACGTCGTCGAACCGCAGGGTGGGGTGCTGCCGCTTGAGGAGCACGTGCAGCAGCGCGCGCCTGCAGCGCGCGTTGCCCCTGAGCACGCCCATGGCGAACTGGTTGAAGCTCTGCCCGGTGATCTTCTCCAGGGCCTCACGCTCGGCCGACAGCAGGGTGTTCGGGTTGTACTGGAAGACCTGCTCGGGGCCGTCTTCGGGGGTGTAGGTGACCTTCACGTGACTGCCTTTGCGGTGAGTTCAGTTGGACCGGTCAGAGATCCGGTTGACCATGTCGGCCAGGGCCGACTTCACGGCGTGTTCGTAGTGATTCCGGCGCCCTTCGAACGCATGATCGAACCACTTGACCTTGCCGTGCTGCTGGATCCAGACCTCGCGGTTGCCGAAGAGCGGGTGCCGCCAGCCGGACGCACGGTTGGTCCGCTTGGCCGCGTTGGCGAAGCCCCGCAGGTTCGGCGTCTTGAATGCCTTGATCTTCGCGCCGGGGAACTTGCCGGAGATCCTCGCCTCGGGGCGGATCTTCCGGGCGATCGAACTCTTCAGCGCCGGGCCGCCGTGCGGGGTCGCGGACGCCATCGACATGATGTTGCTCTTCGCCTCGGCCGCCCCGGGCTTGAGCGCCTCGCGCATGTTGCGGGTCAGCTCCTTGCGCAGCTCCTTGCCGTCCTCCTCGGCGCGCAGTGCACGGCTGATGTTCCGCAGGTTCTGCGGCGTGAGCTGCAGGGTGGGCCTGGCGGAGGACGAGCCGCCTGATCCGGCCATCAAGCCGTGGTCCGGGTGACCGCGCCGGACGTCGGGTAGCTGACGCTGACCGAGGCCTCGTCGCCGATGCTGCCCTGCAGCGGGTTCCACCCCTTGACCAGAACGCTGCCGGAGTAGGCCGGGTTGGACGTGGTCGTCGTGGCGTTGTTCAGCTTGGTCACGAAGGGGACGACCTGGCCCAGCAGCGGCCACATGATCGAGTCGATCTCCGTGGCGGCGACGTCCTGCAGGAACTCCAGCCCCACCTCACCCGACTTGAGGCCGCCGAGGACTTCCTTCCAGCCGGCGCTGGCGTAGGTCGTGACGTCCTTGTCCTCGACCTCGACAGTCACCTCGATCTTGCGGGCGTACTCGGACAGGTCGTTGGACGCCAGGTTCAGGTAGGCAGCGAGCAGCACCATCTTGGGCATCGGATCTCTCCCTCACAAAGGCATGCGGTGGGGCGTCAGCTGATGCCGAACGCCACGACGAACAGGAACGACGGGTTGGTGCCGGTGATCGTCCACGTCGGCCGGTACCAGGTGTCGGCGTGAGCGCCCGGACTGGTGCGCAGGATCTGCCCGCCGGCCGCGGTCGCCGGGTCGAAGGACAGCCGGGTCTCGGGGGTGCCGCCGAAATCCTCCTGGCTGTCCGACTCGATCTCGACGGTGATCGTCGGCGAGCTGGTGCCCGCCACGCTCAGCACGTGCAGGGAGGCATACAGCCGCTGTCCGGCGGCGAGGGCGCCGAGCTGCAGGGCGGTGCCGTCCCCGGTGGCTGTCCGCGGGGTGCCTGGAGGGTGGGCGAACAGCCCGCGCACCAGCGGCCACGCCGACTTCGCGTTGCCCGACCAGGGGGCGACCTCGCCGACCGCTTCGCCGAGCTTGTAGTCGGAGCGCAGCGCCTTCATGAAGTAGGCCAGGTCCCCCACCGCGGAGTCGGCCGGGCCCACGCTCCAGGGGCCGACGCCCCCCAGCTGGCTCCAGCTCGCGTCGTCGACCTTGCTCGCGTCGCCTGCCTCCCACTGCCCCTCGCCGGACAGCTCCGCCGAGCCGAGGCCGCCGAGGACTTCCTTCCAGCCCTCGGAGCGGTAGTTGGTCGCGTCCTTGTCCTCGACCTCGGAGGAAAGTTCGATCTTGTTGGAGTGCCCCGACAGATCAGCGCCGACGGCGAACAGCCGGCAGTCCAGCAGCACGCTCTTCGACATCAGCCGCTCCCGATTACCTTGATCACCAGTTCGGCGCCCACGTACTGGGTGCCGTTGTGCTCGTACCAGCGGTAGCCCTGCACCCGCATGACGTGGAGGTCGTCGGCCGCCCCGGACAGCGCGTGCTCCCCGGGGGCGCCGCGCGCCGCCTCGATCGCCCGTTTCAGCGAGGCCGTCCCCGAGCCGGACAGCAGAGCGTCGAGGATCTGCTGTGCGCTCTTGTCGTCGGCCCGGGCGACGAGCACACGGCACGTGAACTCGGCGACGTCCAGGGCCCGGCGGAACGCCCGGTCGTAGGTGACCTCCATCTCGCCCACGAAGAAGTGCGGCGCGATCACCGAGTCGGGCACGTATCCCGAGCACGTGAGCTTCGGGACCCCGGCCGGCATGACGACCCCGGCGGCCGCCGCCTCGGCGATCCGCTCCCGTACGACGGAGAACTGCATGCCGCCCCCTTCCCTACGCCAGGCCCGGCCGGATGTAGCTCTTGATCTGCTCGTAGACGTCCGGGTCCGTACGGGACAGCCGGATCACGCCCCACTCGGAGGAGCCGAGGACGCCCTCGGGGCTGTCCTTCCGTTTGAACAGGCGCGCGGCGAGGATCAGCGTCGCCTCGTGCACGCCCTGCGGAACGGCCGGCCACCCCCACCGCGCGGTCACCCGCACCCGGCGTCCCGCCCCGGTCGGCCAGGTGCCGCCGATCCTGAGCAGGGAGGTGACGGCCTTACCCTCCTCGATGGCGTCGGTGGGCTCGGCCTCGACGGAGGAGGTGATGTCCGTCCAGGCGCCGGCGCGTCCGGCCTCGACGACCAGGCCGTCGAGGTCCCCGATGTCCGCGACGAGCAGGCGCCAGCCGTCGTCGTCCTGGACCACACGGCGGGCCGGGTTGATCACCCGGGCCGTCGCCGCGGCGTCGAGGTAGAACCGGCGGTCGGTCGTGGTGTCGATGCTGCGCGACGCGGCCGCGAGCTTGTCGACGAGGACGCTGTCACGGTCGGTGTCGGTGATCGTGAACAGGTCCTTGAGCTGGGCGAGGCTGGCGTACAGCGGCAGGCTCGTGACGTACACCTCGACCTCGACCTCGACCGGGTCCCCGCCGGAAGTCCCGGCGAGCGTCGCGGTGTAGGAGGCCTGCGCCTGCGCGGACGACACCTGCCACACGTACGTGTACGTACTGCCGGCCACGCCCAGGCCGGCCGCCGTCGGACCGATCACGGCCGCGCCGCCCGCGGTCGGGGCGATCGTCACCGTGGGAGTGTCGAGCGCCGCCCCGGCCGCGAAGACCAGGGCCACGTTCGTCCCGGCGGCCGCCGTGATCACGCTGCCACCCCGGCTCGCACCGCCCGGGCCACGCCCTCCTCGACATCAACCTTTGGCTGGTAGATGTCGGAGAACAGGCCTGGATCCCCCACCCGGTAAGCCACCCCGCGCGGAGCCTGCAGCTGGTAGCCGATCGCGGGCTGATAGCCCGTCTCTGCGACGATCATTCGGGCGAGTTCCGTCATCGACGTGCCGCGCCCGGTGCACAGGTTCACTGGTTCGCGGACGTCGGCGTCGACGACGGCCAGCGCGCCGGCCACGACGTCGTCGATGTGGATCCAGTCGCGGACCTGGCTGCCGTCGCCCCAGATGGTGAACGGGTCATCGCGGCGCCGGGCCCGTGCGACGAAGGCGCCGAAGGGCCAGTCGTCGCCCTGGTCCTCGCCGTATCCGGAGAACGGCCGTACGACGTGGACGCGCAGACCCGCAGCGGCGGCCGCGGCCGCCATCTTCTCCCCGGTCAGCTTCGTCCACCCGTACCCGGCGTCGGGCTGCAGGGAAGTCACGTCGCCGAGAGCCTTGAGCAGGTCGGCGCCGATCTCGCGCTCCGGGTCCGCGTCCTCCTCGCGCAGCCGGTACGGAGTGTGTCCGGCCTGGAATCCGACCGGGTAGACCGCGGAGCTGGACAGGTACAGCACCCGGCCCTGCCGGGTGTCGAGTGCCCAGTCGAACAGGGCGGAGTCGAGCTGCAGGTTGTACGCCATCGTCTCGGGGAAGCCGTCGATGGCTGCGCGGTGGGGCGCCCGGGCGGCGGCGTGGACGACCAGGTCGAAGACGCGGTCGGCCCGGCGGAAGACATCAAGGCAGTTGACGGACCGCTCGGGGTTGGCGATGTCGCAGCCGATGACGTCCCAGCCGCGCTCGCGCAGGGCCCGGGTCATGTGCCGGCCGACGAACCCCCAGGAGCCGGTGACGAGTGCGGTCCTCATGAGGTCCTCCGTCCGAGGATCAGCTGGAACGGGCCCACCCGGTCGTGGACCTCGATGCTGTAGCCGCCCTGCCGGATCAGGGCCTGGTATCCGGCGAGGTCCCACGCCCAGGCGTGGCACTCGTCGTGCCGGCCGGGACGCTCCTGCCAGGGCGAGGACGCGACGATCCACTGCGCGCTCTTGCCGATCCAGCGGACGACGTCGTGCGGGTCGGCCAGGTGCTCCAGCACCTCGGTCACCACCGCGACGTCACCGAGCCGGACCTTGTCGCGGTCGGCGCCGAAGACGTCCAGCGCCTGGGCCGATACGCCGCGCTGCTGCCAGCCCACGGCGTTCGAGGGCTGGAAGTCGTACCCGCGACCCTCGATATGGGGGTGCTCGGCGAGCAGCTGCAGCAGACCGCCGTCCCCACACCCGAGATCAGAGACGTCGACCACCGCGGCGGTCGAGGACTCGGAGAGCGAGGCCTCGACGACCAGCTCGTCGGCGGCGTCGACGACCAGCTCGCACGCGCGCTGCAGGCGCGGCCGGTGCTGGGGCTGGTCGACGTGCGGGGCCCGGGCCCGGTCTTTGTGGAACTCGAAGGTCGAGACGTGCGGGATGTCGCCCTCGAACAGCTTCCACTCACCCATGCGCCACCCCCATCACGGCCTGGCGCACCGCGAGGACGTCGCGGGCCTGGTGCTCGGTCCAGTAGGCGCCGTACGCGGTGCGGTCTCGGTCGTACATGGAGGGCCGGTTGACGCGGCGGTGGCCGTCGTCCCACGGCGCCTTGCCGGCCGCAGGGTGCAGGTGCTCGACGACCACGTCGGGCAGGTAGGACAGGCAGCCCGTCGCGCGGCCGAGGTCGCGCCAGTAGTTGTCGACGTACAGGTGCGTGAGCACTTCGGGGGCCATATGCCCCAGGGCGCGGACGATCGGGGCGGAGATGGCGCACTGGGTGGGCAGGCTGGCGCCCTGCAGGAGGTCGTTGCCGTAGACGATGCCGGGCAGTGCCTGCAGGGCGGTGAGGTAGGCGCGGTCCCAGCCCTCGGTGCGGGGCCGGTGGTCGTCGCCCATGAACCCGATCGCGGTCGGCACGACAGGACCGGGCGCGGCGAGGAGGTGGCGGGCGGCGTGGTTGAGGGCCGAGACCATCGTGCCGCTCGGCTGCGCGACCAGTTGCACGCGCAGGCCTGCGATCGAGGCCTCGCCGACGGCGTCCCGGTAGGCCAGGTACTGGGGGTCGTCCTCGTCGACGGCGAACAGCAGCCAGGTCCGCTCGGTGCAGGTGGCGCGGAACGCCTCGGCGAGCTGGGCCACGGTGTGCGGGCGGCCGCGCGAGGGGACGACGACGGTCAGGCTAGACATGGGCGGCCGCCGTCTCCTGCTGGCCGCCGTCGGGTACCGCCGCGTGCGGGGGGACCGGCGCCTCGGCGGGCGGGACGTAGTCCTCCTCGCCGCACCAGAACTGCTTGTGGTGGGTGGTCTTCACCCCGGTGTGCACGAACAGCGGGATCTCCAGGCGGGACAGCCGCCAGCAGAACGCCAGATCCTCCGACACCCAGCGCCCGTCGGGGTACTTGACCCGGTCGAACCAGATGTCGCCGAACTCGGCGCGCACCTTCTCGGCGGCGCCGCGGTGGATGAGCAGGCAGGCGGCGCCGGTGCCGGCGACCTGCAGCACGGTGTCCGCCGGGTAGTGCCAGCGGGTGGCGAAGCCGACGTTGCCGTCGCCGTCCTGGGCGGGCATGTAGATCGTCGGAGCCGGGCGGATACGCCGTCCTCCCATGCCGTCGTACGCCAGCTCCTGCACGCCGAAGCACAGGCCGCCCAGAACGGGGCGCTCGACGGGGTCGGCGGCGGCGACCAGGCGGTCCACGGTGTCCGGCGCGAAGCCCATGTCGGTGTCGATGAACCAGAGCCACTCGTGCGGGGTCTCGTCGAGCCACTGCCGCACGACCTTGTTGCGGCCCTCGACGATCCCGCCGGTGGAGCAGGCCATCATGAACGGGCCGCCGGTGCCGACGAGGCGGCCGTCGTGCATCTGGTCCCACACGGTCAGCCGCATCACGGACTCGTGGAAGCTGTGGCTGACGGTGTGGGGGTGGAGGTAGGCCATCTGCACGAGGCCGTCACCGGAGGGGGCGGGGGTGGTGTCACTCACTGCTGCCGCCCTTCGCGCCGGCGTCGCCCTTGTCGGCCGTCGGCTTGCGGCGGGTGGCGCGCTTCTCGCCGGGGGCGGCGGTGGCCCGCTCGATCGTGGGGGCGGAGGACAGTTCGGCGTCGGGCTCCGCGTCGCTGAACAGGTCCGGCCGCTCCAGAACCAGGGGGTGATCGTCGTCGGCGGACTTGCCGCGGTGGAGCTGGGTGGTGCCCTGCGACCAGGCGACGTTGCCGGTGACGAGTGCGTACTTCACGGGGGTCTCCTCTCACGCTGGAGATAAGGGATCCGGGCCGCGGCGCAGCGTGAGTACGCCACGGCCCGGAGAGTGGGGACCGCGAGGGTCAGACGCTGCGGTCGATGAGCAGGCGGAAGGCCTCGTCGTTGATCACGTCGGCGCCGACACGCGCCCATGCGAACCAACCGCGCTGGCCCGTCGGCCGGTTGTTCGTGACGTCGAACAGCATCGGCAGGAACTCGACCTGCATGCCGGCGCGCTGCGCGACCAGGTAGCCCTGGAAGTCGCCCACCACCAGCAGCGGATCGTTCGAGGTGCCGGCCACGAAGTCCTGCATGTAGTCGTTCATCGGGTACTCACGCCCGAACAGCCGAGGGATCGCCTCCTGGGTGATGTCCACGGTGAAATTGGGGTCGGTCGTGCCCAGCTGGCGGATGGTGTTCTGCACGCTGGTCGACGACAGCCACGCCGTTGTCATCCGCCGGCGGTACTTCTGCGGCAGCGCGTTCCACAGGCCGTAGACGTCCGACGGCTGGAACACGGAGGCGGAGCCCAGGACGATGTTGGCCGGGTTGGTCACCGCGTCGAGGGCGGTGATCAGACCGGTCGGCTGGTCGTTGCCGGAGCCCAGCGTGAGCTTGTCCGCGAGGAGTTCGTCGTAGCCGGAGGCGAGCAGGTTGCTCATCTGCTCGGCGAAGCCGGGCCAGTCCATCCCGATCTCGATGCTGAACGGGATGAAGCCGTCGGCCCGGTGCGTGGGCACCTCGGGCTGCGCGATCGTCGGGCTGTTGTCCGTCGACGCGGAGGCCTCGGCCTGGAACTGCCACGACACGCCTGCGGTGCTGATGCCCTTCCACGTGTCGTTGGTGATCGTCTCCACCCGGGCCAGGCGCAGGATGTCGTTCTCGCTGCCCTGCTGGGTGAGGATGATCGTCGGGTCGATCAGCACCGGCACAGCGAACCCGCCGCTGCCGTTGGAGCCGACGCTCATCGCACGCTTGATCAGCGCGACCTGCTCGATCGCGCGGGACTCCTCCGGCGAGAACACCGGAGTCGTCGACGCGGCGATCTTCTGGAACGCACTGCGGTAGTGCGGGTTCTCCGTGGCCAGCAGGAGCCGGCCGATCAGGTCGCCCTGGGTGTCGCCGGTCTGGGTGCGCAGCAGCTTCTGCACGCGCGCCTTCTGGTTGGCCTCCAGGTGGCGGCCGCCCTCGCTGGAGTCGACCACCGCCATCGACCGGTCGTAGACGGCCCGCTCGCCCAGGGTCCGCGGGTCCTCGCTGAACGGGTCCTGCTTCGGGGAGAACCGCGTGGAGCTCCACCGCTCGCGGGACTCGCGCAGCCGCTCGGCCCGCGTGAGGGCGCGGTGCTCGCCCTCGCGGAACTTCAGTTCCTCTTCGAGGTCGTCCCAGCTGCGCTGCGCGTCCTCGTCCAGCTCGTCGCCGGCAGCCTCGCTGTCGATGACGCCCATCTCCTCGTGGATCTGGGAGATGCGTGCCTCGGCGGCCTCCAGGTTCTCGGACCGCTCGTAGTCCTTCGGCTCGTCGTCCTTCTTCTTCGGGGCCATTCCCCGTCACCTCTTCACGCCTAGCAGGGACAGGCGACGGCTGCGTGCCGCCGCTGAGAGTCCGCGTGCGTGGCGAGCCGGCTGATCGCCGGGTGCCGGGGCTTGCGGTTCGGTCTTGCCCGGAGTCACGGGCCCCTGAGAGGAGGGGGTGGGGAGTCCGTGCAGAGACCGGAATGCTTCGAACGATCGTACGAGTTCCTGATACTGCTCGCTGTCGCGTTCTGCGAGTTCTTCCATCAGCCAGTCCACACCGGAGCGCAGGCCGGCCGTGGCATCAGGGTTGGCCGGCCACGTGACGGGCCCGGCCTCGAACAGCTTGATCTCGGTGATGGTCCGCTCGGGCAGACCCTCCGGGTTGTGGTCGGCCGCGCCGGGCTCCCGGTTCCAGGACTCGCCGATCACCTCGAACATGAACGACGACCCGTACGCGCCGGCCTCCAGGCCGGGCACGAGGTCGCGGTTGTAGGAGGTGTCCAGCAGCGGCACCTCCATGTAGGGGGAGGTGTCCCGCTCCTCCAGGATCGAGGCGACACCGAGGACCTTCTGGTGGATCTGCATGTCGCGGCCGTGGTTGAACAGGACCTTGATCCCGGCCGGGCCCTGGCTCTTGATGGTCCGCTTGAACGCGCCCTTCTTCGTGCGCTCCAGGAACCGGCCCTCCCACCAGGAGTCGATCTCGTACCAGGTGTCGAAGCGGGAGAACTCGACGGTCATGACGGGCATCTCGTCGTCGGCCGCCGCGGTGTCGTCCTCGGCGCGGGTGCGGGGGCGCGGGTTCAGGGCGGGCGCCATGGCGCCGCCACGGATCAGGTGCAGACCGCGCAGTGCGGGCATGGCTACTCCTCAGGCTCTGGCTCGGGGGCCTCGTCGTCGACGGGCACGGCGGCGGGCGGCGACGTCGGCGTGTCGCCCCACGGAACGGGCGTCAGCTCTTCCTTTTCTCTCACCTCGTTGACGACCTTCCACTGACCGTTCAGCGCGAGGGCGTGCGCCTGGTAGCGCTGCATCGTGTTGGTCTCCAGCAGCGCGTCCCGGTTGTACTTCGCGAACTGGGGGCGCGGCAGGAACTGGAACCAGATCCGTTCCATGCGGCGGATCCACCGGCCGATCGCGTACTTCAGCAGCGTCAGCTCGCGGTCCTGGATGTTGGCGTAGGTCATGCTGCCGCCGGTCTCGTAGCCGAGGATCTCGGCGATGCCGGGACCGAAGATCCGCGCGCACTCGGCCGCGCTGTAGCCCTGGGTCGCGAGGAACTGGGACTCCTCGGCGGTGAGCTGGATCGGCTTGTAGTCCCAGCCCTTGCCCATGACCAGCGGCTCGCGGCGGCCGCGCAGCGTGGCGAGGAACCGGTCCTTCACGCTGCGGGCCTGGCCCTCGTCAATCGTCGACTCGGAGTTGGTGAGCAGGGCGGTGGGGTGGGCGCCGTCCTGGAACCACTGCAGTCCGAACTTCGACGCGGTCAGCGACAGGCCGATCGTGGACGCGTGCAGCTGGATCGGCGACAGCCCCTCGACGTAGCCGGGCACGGGGTTGACGCGCCGGTGGTAGATCCGGCTGTCGGGCACGTGCTGCCCGTTGTGCAGGTAGACCGGCCTGCCGTCGGTGAGTGATCCGCTCACGGCGTCGGGGTGGAACAGGTCGACCTGCTGCAGGAAGCCGCCGGCGTTCGACCGCGCCAGGATGTCGCCGTAGACGTTGCCGCGCATCAGCCAGGAGTAGACGGCCCGGTAGGTCCAGTCCTCCTTGCCCTGCCCGCTGCCGTCCGGGTCCTCCATGTAGCCGGGCGTCTTCAGTTTCACGGGTACGTCCCCGGCTTCCCGGTAGACGTCGAGCGGCAGCTCGGAGACGACGGACGCGATCAGGTCGACGGCCGACCACACGGCCACCGACTGCAGCGACGACTCCGCCGAGGACAGGTCGACCTCGGAGTAGGACCGGGTCATGAGCGAGGCCATGACCTGTTCGAGGCTGGCCTCGGGCCAGCGTGAACGCTCCTGCGTCTGGCCGGGCTTGTCGTCCCGGCGGGTCCACCACAGACTCACGGGATCCTCCGATCGGCCACCAGCAGGAACGCGCCCAGGGCGACGAACCCCAGCGGCACCCACGCCAGCCACAGCCCGTAGGACACGGCCAGCGCGCCGGCCAGCCCGGGCCCCAGCCGCAGGCAGCGCGCGAGGAGTTCGGCGGCCGCGCCGACGGCGGACCTCCACCGCCCGCGCCACCGGCCGGGCTCGCGCTTGGGCTTGTGCATGCTGCTCCTCACCAGACGTTCGCCACCGGGTCGTAGTCGTCCTGCACCAGCGGGCCCCGGGTCAGCAGCGCCCACCGGGCGAGTGTCACCGCGACGAACGGCGAGGCGTCGGTGAGGGACGCGGTTCGGTCGATAGCCCACGCGTCACCCACCCTTCGGGTCCGGGCGCCGGTCACGGCACCGGTCAGCTCGGCCTGGTGGAAGGGGGCGATGCTGCCCTGGGTCATGGCGTCGGCGATCTGCCCGCAGGCCTCGACGAAGTCGTTCGTCCGTACGACGACCAGGTGGCCGCGGTGCGGCTTGTCCTTGTCCTCCGGCGTGGTGATGCCGGCGGCGACGATGTCGTCGATCAGCGACCCGGCCGGGGTACCGGTCGAGCCGATCGCCACGGCGGCCGGCTTCCACAGCTCGGTCAGCCGCTTCAGCGCGGGGACCGCCCAGTCCGTGCCCGGGCGGTAGTCGACGAGCTCCAGGTGCAGGCGCCCGTCCTCGCGCAGGGAGGCCACGCCGATGGAGGTGTGGCTGCGGTCCTGCGCGACGTCGACGGCGAGCGCGACCTGCCGGCGTGGCCGGGTCTCCTCCTCGACCAGACCGGGCCACTGGGCGGCGGGGATGTTGGGGTCGGCCGGGGGAGTCTTCTTCCTCGTCCGGTTGAGGTAGGCCCGGTCGAACTCCTCCGGCTTCATGCCGTTGTACTCGGCGCGGATCGTCGCCTCGGTCACGGTGTGACCGAGGGCCGGCATGCAGAACCGCCACGTGGCGGGGTCGCCGCGGTCCATGGACTCGGGGGCGTACCACTCGAAGTAGGCGATGCCCGGGAACTCGCGCGTCTTCCACAGCTCCTGGATCAGAGCGCGGCCGGCCATGCGCTGCGCGAGCAGCCACACGCCCTTCTCGGTTCCACCGGCGGACGCCCACCACAGCTGGGCCATCGGCTTGGTGATCATCGCCGGGGACATCGCCTGCTCCTGGCGGTCGTCCTCGTGGGCGAAGGCCTCGTCGATCAGCCCGAGGTCGAGGCTCGGCCCGTGACCGGACTTCTCGGTGTTCGAGGTGATGCCCAGCTTGGAGCGGGTCTCCTTGCAGATGATCGCCTCGTTGCCGTTGGCCAGACGGACGCGGAACCGGGGCGCCAGCTTGGAGCCTTTGATCTTCTCCCAGAACTCGTCCTCGAACCGCTCGCGCGCCATCACCCGGTTCTGCGCGGCGTACATCACGCGCGCCCGCTGGTACGCCATGGTGCGGTGGATCATCACGGCGAGCAGCTGCTCGGTCTTGCCCTGCTGCCGGGGCACGGACAGCCCGACGCGCCGGTGGACGAACACCCCGGTGACGGGGTCGAGTTCGAGGGCGACGTCGAGGACGTAGCGCTGCCACGGCATCGGGGTGAACCCCATGGCCTTCATCACCGCGGCGGCCTTGCCCCCGAGGGTGGGGTTCTCCAGCCGGCGGGGAGTTCCCCACAGCGGCGGGCAGTCCAGCCCGTACAGCTCCTGCAGCTGCTCGGCGTACTCAGTCGGGGGACGCCAGGTCGTCGAGTCCGTCGTCACTGGGCGGCTCCTCGGGCAGCAGAGCGCGCAGCTCCATGAGCGTGGCCTTCAGCTCCTTCGACAGTTGGTGCAGCGGGCCGGTCTGGCTGACGGCCATGTCGCATTCCCGGGCCAGGCGCAGGGCGATGGCGGCGAGCGTGGGGCCGGGGCCTTCGAGGCCTTCGAGGTCGCCGAGGACGTCGATGTCGTCCTGGGTCGCCACGGCCACGGGGCCCGGGGCGTAGCCGTCCTCGGTGTTCTCGGCCGGGGCCTGGTCGTCGGGGTCACGGCTGGCGGAGAGCAGGAGCCGAGCGGGGGCGACCTCCAGGGCGAAGGCGAGGGCGACCAGGTCGTCGACGTCGACGCGGCGGGCGGAGGCCTCGATCTTGCCGACCATGCTGGCGGACATCGGGCGGCCGGCCTCGGTGACCAGCTCGGCCAGCCGCTTCTGGTCCCACCCTCGGCGCTTGCGCAGGGTGGCCACGGTCGTGGAGACCTGTTTGCCCACGTCACCGATCTCGATCGCGCGGCCCGCCATCACGTCCTCCGTCCGCCGTCATGTCGTATCCGCCGTCATGGCGCGGCCATGATCCGGGCCGGGGAGAGAAAAAAAGCAGGAGGGCGCGGGGTTGCGAAAAGATCTTGCTCCAAAAATCCGGACGGCTCCGACCGGATCAGTGCAGGTCACGTCGTCGTCAGTGCTTGCTGCACCAGGTCTTGCCGCATCCGATCAGGTCGGGGTTGGCGAGCTGGTCGACGAGGTCGCCGCTCGGCGGGCTGGGCTCGATGCCCAGCTCCTCCTCCAGCGCACGGATCTTCGCGGGCGACGACCTGTCGTGCGTGGCGCAGCGGCCGGCGATCCGGCGGAGGATCTCGTCCTTCACCGCGGCGTCCCGCCGGCCGGCTGGTGCGCCTCCGCGAGGTGCCGGTCGCGTGCGCTCTCGGCCGAGGTCCTGGTGGTGTGGTCGAGGGACAGCACGCCGTCGCAGCCGTCGTCCGTGCCCCAGCAGCGGAACACCCACTTGCGCTGGCCGTGGTCGGTGTAGGGCTGCACGGTCAGGCCTGCCTTGAGGCCGTGCGGGTCGGCGTTCATCTGGCGCAGCGCCTCGCGCGCCGTGTCGGCGTCGCCCTCGGTCAGCACGCCGTCCATCTTGAACAGGCGTGGCGGTGGGGTCCAGCCGAGGGCGACGAGAGTGGCGGCCGTCTCGTCGGGGATGTGGACTTGGACCTCGCCCTCGACCTCGCCGGTGAACAGGCGCAGGTCGAGGCCGAGGCGGGGCATGTGGCCGGCCTCGCCAGTGAGGGTGAAGCCGCGGACGGCGTCGCTGATGTCGTGGCCGTTGACCTCGACGGTGCCGCCGCCGAGGGCGTCAACGCGGATGCGGGCGTCGCGTGTGCGGTGCGCGTCGTCAGCCATCGATGGGCTCCGGCTCCGGTCCGAAGCTGACGAGCTCCAGCGGTGCGGGCGGGGGTACGAGGACGGTGGCGACGCGTGCCCACATCTCGGCGAGCTGGCGGGCGTCGGTGTACAGCGCGGCCTGCTCGCGGGACTGCGCGCGCTCGCTGTCGATGGTCTCTCTGTGGGCGGGCTTGGGTGTCCAGGACTGGGCCCGGTCCTCGAAGCGGCGGGCGAGTTCGTATGCCTCGTCGGCGCGTTCGGCCCAGATGAAGGCGGAGGCCTGCGCGCGGCGGTGTGACTCGGCGAGCCAGTCGGCGTGTGCCTGCTCGTTGTCCTGGTGGGTCATGGGGTCCCTCGGGGCGGTGGGTTAGGGGAGGCCGGCGGCGTCGGGGCCGGCGTACCAGTCGACTGAGGTGACGAGCCGCTTGACCTCGCTGAGCAGCTTGTCGCCCTTGTCGTTGTTGCACCGCCGGCCGCAGGCCGCGCAGCCGGCGGTGCCGTGGATGGGGGCGAGGTTGCCGGGGTCGAGGCGGGCGCCGCCGCGGGCGACGGGGTGGATGTGGTCGACGGCGTCGGATCCGCCGTGGCCGCACATGATGCAGACGTCGGAGGCGGCGAGGATCCGGGCGCGCAGCTGCCGGTACTCGTAGCTGGTGAGTTCGGCGCGGTCGGCCACGGGGCTACTCGGCGGCGGCCGGTGGCGCGGCTACGTCGAATCCGACGTGGTCGCTGGCGACGCGTCTGATGTCGGAGGCGGGGATCTCGCCGGAGTCGAAGCCGCAGCTGCAGGTGACCTCGGCCGTGCCGGTGTGCTCGATCTCCCTCCAGGGGCGGCTGGTGGGCTTCTCCCGGGTGTGGCGTTCGTAGTTGATCTTGTGCTTCATGGCGGGGCCTTTCTACGCGGCGGCGCCCGGGAGTTCAGGGCTCCCGGGCGCCGCGCTTCCACCCCGCCCCAGGGGGGTCGTGGGGCCCCGGTCAGTAGTCGGGGCAGATGTACCTGTGGGCGGTGTCGAGGATCTTCTCGGCGGTCGCGGTGTCGCGGCCTTCGGGGCGTGTGGGGGACGTGAACCGCTGCGCTGTGAACTTCACCTGCTTCGTGCGGTCGTCGGGGTAGCGCTTGAAGCCGCTGCAGGTGTTGATGCCGCGGCTGACGGCTTTGTCTTCCTTGCCGTGGACGATGTCGGGGTCGATGGCGTCGAGGGCCTTGATGTAGGCGGCCCAGTCGGCGGCCTTCGGGGTGGGCGGGAGGCCGGCGTCTGCGCGGATGCTGGCCCGCTGCTCGTCGGTGAGTTCGGGGGCGCTGCTCTTCACCGGGGCGCTGGTGTCGCTCTTGTCGTCGTTGTCGCTGGCGGTGAGGGAGGTCAGGGCGCTGACGACGGTGACCATGAAGATGACGCCGAGGCAGCCGATGCCGGCGAGCGCTGCGGGGTGGGTCTTCTTCTTCGGCTGGCGTGGGGGCGGTCCCCATGCGGGCTGCTGCGGGTGTGGCTGGTGGCTCATCGATCCCCCCGGGGGCGTGTGGTGTGGGGGCATCATGCGGGCTGCGGCGTCCGAATGTGGGTGCTGTGACGGGTCTGTGACGGATCGTCGGGCCCGCTGCCCGGTCGTCGCGCGTGAGCGGCCCTTTGAGCGCGCGGGGCCGGGCAGCGGGGTTACTGGGTGCCGATGCCGACGAGGCGTAGGGCGCGGCCGCGGGTGGCGAGTTCGGCGCGGGCGACGTCGTCCAGGCGGTGGAGGGCCTTGCCGTCGAGGGTGACGCGGGGCGGGTCGAGGTGGCCGCGGGTGACCCACTGGCGGATGGTGTGGGGGGTGACCCGGGCGCGGCCGCCGGTGAGGGCTTCGCGGCCGCGGCTCATGCGGGCCGCGGCTTCCTTGGTGGTGAGCCAGGTGGCTTCGGTGTCGGTGAGGACGGCCACGGTGCGCCTCCCTGGTCGCGGTGGTCACGCCGCAGCCCCAGACCGATGAGGGGTCTGGGGCTGCGGCTTTTCTGTGGACGGGGCGTCAGGGGCCGCTCTTGAGGCTTGCGGAGCCCGCCGGCGCTGCGGCCCGTAGGCCGGGGCCGGTCATCCCTTCCCCTGAGCGCCGCCCCGTAGTGGGAGTCCTGTGGAGGCCCGATGGGCATACGTGTGGCGCTGCGCCAAGAGTGACGCTAGATCGCGATCTTGTCCAGTGGCGTGTTCTCCGGGGTGGTCTGCGAGAGGGCTCGGGCGTGTTCGTCGTAGGCCTCGGGGGTCATGCGGTGGCCGCAGGCTTCGCAGCGGACGACCCATTTGCCGTCGGTGGTGGTGAGGGCGAATCCCTGGCAGCGGGGGCAGGGGGCGACCTTGTCGTGGTGGTGGGGTACGGCGTGGGTGAGGTCGCGGACGTGGTGGACGAGGTCGCCGAGCTGGCGGTGGAGATCGCCCACCCAGGGGCGGGTGACGGCGAAGGACAGGTAGGCGGTGAGGAAGGCGCACCAGCCGGTGACGGTCGGTCCGCCGGCGGCGCGGTAGGCCTCGCAGGGGCGGGTGTGGGCGGTGCCGTGGCGGTCGCGGTAGGCAGCGGGGTAGTCGTAGGCGAGGCGGCCGGCCCAGCCGTCGAGGAGGGCCCTGATGGGGACGACACCGCCGGCGTCGGGGTCGTCGCTGGGGGGTTGGGGGTGGCCGGGGCCGAGGAGGGTGAGGACGCGGAGGTCGACGGGGACGGGTGCGTGGGCGCGGCCGGTGCCGCCGATACGCCCGGAAGCAGGCTGCGCGCCGGGCACGACGAACTCCGTCAGGTCGACGACGAGGCCGGGCAGTTCAGCGAGCAGTTGGCGCAGTTCGGCGGCGTGGTGGAGGCACAGGTACTCGCTGTCTGGCGCGGCCCGGCGGCACACCTCGCAGAAGCTATCCACGGCCGGCCTCGCGGTTGGTGCGGGCGGCGTGCTGTGCGTGGGCGAGGATCGCGGGGTCCTGCAGGAGTTCGGGGATGGTGCGCTTCTCGGGGCCCTTGGCGGTCTGCTCGTTGCCGAGGAGGAGGTCGCGGAGCTTGTCGAACTCGGCGATGACCTTCTCGACCGACTTGCGCATCTGCTGCTCGGTCACCTCGCCGAGGCTGGCGAGCTGTTCGGTGACGGAGGCGTCGAGGGCGGCCCTCACCGTGTCCTCGGCGAGGGTAGCGGCGAGGTCCTTGGCGGTCGTGATCAGCTCGCGGGCGGCCTTGATCTCGTGGCGGAGGTCTTTGAGTGTGCCGCGGGCCTCGCTGATCTCCCTGCTCAGCTGCTCGCGGGTCTGCTGCAGGTCCTCGGCGGTGGGGTTCTTCATGAGGGTGCTCCGGTGTAGTCGTTGCAGGCGCTGCAGTAGCCGTAGCGGCGGTCGAGGGGGTGGTGGGAGGTGCGGGCGCAGCGGGGGCAGGTGAAGGGCTGGTGGTCGGGCTGGTGGTCGGGCTCGGCTTTCGGTGCCGGTGCCGGTGCCGACGGGGCGGACTGGGGCCGGTGCCGCCTGAATCTCATGATCGTTCTTTCCGCCCGGGGAACCGGGCCACTCGTACTGGCGGGTAGGGGCCTCGCGCGCGTGCCTGCGGTTACCGCGCGTGCGATCGCAGGCGCGTGCGCGCGAGGCGGGTGTCAGCGGCGGTGGTTGGGGTGTTCGAGGGTGTCTCTGATGCGGGCGTGCCACCAGGCGCGGATGTGTGTGGGGGCGTCGCCGGTTTCGGGGGTGAGTCGGCCGTCGACGACGGCGCGGGCGCACAGGCGGGTGATGCGGAGGGCCTGGTCGTCGGTGGCGGTGAACTGCTCGGCGATGTTCACGGGGGTGAGGTGGTGCAGTTGGTCGGCGCGGGCGGTGGCGGCGTCGTAGGGGCCGTGGTCGGGGTTGAGGACGACGACCAGGAGCTCGTGTGTCACGTCGGGCGCGCGCTTCTTGGCGGGGGGCGCTCCGGGGGTGTCGGCGAGGTGGACGAGGCCGAGCATGTACTGGGACCAGGCGGGGTGCCAGCAGTCCGCGGTGATGATCCAGCAGTCCAGGGTGGCGGGATGGTCGGCGTAGGCGTGGGCCGGCATGCGGTGGGCGATGCCGTAGCCGCCGGTGAGGATGTCGTCGTTGGTGGGCTCGGGCATGGGTCAGCGCTCCGTGGTCTGGTCGAGGGCGGTGTTCAGTTCGATCAGGCGGGCGTCCACCCAGCGTGAGATGGATGTGCCGGGCGGTGGCGGCCCGGCTTTCGCCCAGCTGTCGGCGAGGGCCCGTACGCGGGTGACGGCGTGCTGGGCCTGGCCGAGGAGGCCGTGGGGCCCGTAGACGCGTTCGACGGTGCGGGGTGAGGCGACGGTGATTTCGCCGTCGCTCCACTTCAGGAGCGTCCAGCCGGCGCGGGGGTACATGTCGCCGAGGTCGGTGTGGAGGATCAGCCGGTTGCCGTCGAGGGTGTGGGGTGCGTCGCCGAGCCAGGCGGCGAGTTCGGGCCCGGGCGGGTGGGCGAGGAGGTGGCTGTCGGTGATGGCCGGTGTGTCGTCGTGGGTCGTCATGTGTCTTTCCGGGTTCTCTCGGGTTCTCGGGATCATCCGAAGATTTGTTCGAATGCGGCGTCGGCGCGGTCGCTGGCGTCGCGGAGGCGGCGGTCGGTGAGGTGGGCGCCGGTGATGCAGCCGCGGTGTGTGCAGGTGGGTGCGCGGCGGACGCGGCCGACGGGGGCGCGGCCGTAGTGGAGGCGGAAGGCGAGGTGGAGGACGTTGTGGCGGCCTGCGGACCAGACGACGGGGAGTCGGCGGCCGTGGACGGGGCCGGTCCAGTCGGTGTGGCCGCCGGGGGCGGGGCGGCTGTGGTGGGCGAGGGCCTCCTCGGGGGTGAGGACGGGTGTGTAGGTGGTGGGGCTCTGGCGGCCGTGCGGCAGGGGGATGCCGCGGTCCTTGCGGACGCGGGCGATGGTGGCGGTGCCGGCGCCGGTCTGTTCGTGGATCTGGTCGTAGGTGGCGCCGGCGCCCAGGAGAGCGGCGATCTGATCGCGGAGGGCGGCGTCGGGTGCGTGGCCGCCGCCTCGCCCGGGCGGCAGGGGGATGCCGCGGTCCTGGCGGACTTCGGTGACCATGCGGGAGCTGACGTTCAGGGCCTTGCTGATCTGCTGGCAGGTGGCGCCGGCGCGGAGCATGTCGGCGACCTGGTCGCGGACGGCGGTGCGCCTGACGCCACCGCGTCCCTCGGGAACCGGGATGCCGAGGGCTTTGCGGATGCGGCGGATCTCCTTCGGGTGGACGCCGAGATCCGCGGTGATCTGCCGGTAGGTCGCCCCGGCCCGCAGCATGACGGCGACGTCCTCGCGGGCCCTCACCGCTGCCACCTGACGGGTCGTACGCCGACGCGGACGCGGCTGGAGGAGAGACGGCGTGCTGCGGGCGGCCTGGGTGCGGGGTTGGTGCAGGTGGCGGCGTGGGGCCAGTGGAGGGCCTCACTGCCCTCCAGGGTGGGGCGGTCCTTGCCGAGTTGGCGGACGTGCCAGCGGCCGGCCTGGTCCTGGCGGACGGCCTGGTTGCCGTAGTCGCGGCGTTCGCGGTTGACGGCCTGCAGGTTGCCCTTGGCGTTGAGGCAGAAGATGACGGCCTCGCCGCAGCGTGGGCATTCGCCGGGTCCGTTCAGCGGGGCGGGGCGCGGGGTGTTGTAGGGCATCGCAGGGGGTGTCCTTTCGGGTCAGGTGCCGGTGGCGTCGGGGAGGTGGCGGGCGTGCTCGCCGGTCCACCGGTGCTGGTAGGCGTGGGCGGCCGCCTGGGGCCGTTCGCGGGCGACGAGGGCTCTCCATCCGCCGGTGCCGGGCGGGGGCCCCACGTGGCCCGTGGGGGGCCTGTGGGGTGGCAGTGGCGGCCGGGCCGGTGCGGGCACGGCGCGCTGCTCTCGGGGGACTTGGGCGGGCCGGGCCGTGATCTGCCGTACGGGCCGGGCGGGTTCGGCGTCGAGGCGGGCGCGGGTCTCGGCCATCTCGCGGCGCAGGGCGCAGGCCGGGCAGGAGATGCCGGTCGACCACAGCGTGCCGGTCTCGCAGTCGCCGTTCTCGCAGCCTCGGCGGACCAGGGCGGCGCCGATCAGCCAGCGGGCGAACGACCCGATGGCCGGGGCCTCGTCGGGGTCGTCGGTCCGCATGACGGTGTACCGGCGCTGCACGCGGTCGCGGAGCCGCTCGGGGGTCTGTCCGTCGCCGAGGTGGCGCAGCACATCGTGGACCAGGCGCTCCCACTCCCAGCCGGTCAGCGGGTCCAGCTCGTGCCGTACGGGGTCGAGGACGCTCCAGACGACGCGCCATGCGGCGGGGGTGAGGTCGAGGCCTGCACGGCGGCCGAACGTGTCCACCGCCATCTCGCGCGCGCCACCACCTGTAGGTCGCCTGCGGCGGATACCCAAGACGGCGGTGGGCGGGTTGTTTCCAGAGTCGTTCAGTTCCTGGTCTTCCTTATACGCGGGGGCCCCGCACTCAAGATCGGGAGCCGCCCCGTACTCAGCACCGGGAGTCGTAGGCGCCGGGGTGGTGGGCGGTGTCGGAGCGGGGTCGGGCTGGTCGACCAGGTGCACGGGGTCGTCGTGGACGGTGATCTGGTGGCGGCCGCGGTATCCGGCCCGCTTGTCCTGGGTGATCCACCCGGCAGCCTCCAGCTCATCGAGGAGGAGGGAAGCGGTGCGCTCGTGCAGCGGCTCGCCGGCGTGCTTGCCGCCGTGGTGGCGCAGCGCCTCGCCGATCTCCGCGCAGGTGAGGTCACGGTGCTCGACGACGGTGGTGTAGCGCAGGAGGAGGTACAGGCGGTGCAGGGTGCCGCGCAGGGTGTCAGCGGCCCGCACGGGCGCGTCGATGTACCGCTCGCCGTCCTCCAGGGCCCGCGTGGTCCGCTCGTTCGTACGGCCGTTGCCGGAGCCCTTGTGAGAGCGCTGCTTGCGGGTCAGCTCCCGTACGCCGTCGGTCGGCGCAGGCCTCGACAGCCGCGTCAGCGCCTTCTCCGTCGCGGACATCGACAGGCCCGCGTACTCGGCCAGCTTGGCCACCGAGGCCTCGCACGCGCGGCGGCGCGAGAGGGCGGCGACCTTGCCGTAGACCTTCGTGTCCGCGTCCGCGTACGCCGCGGTGTCGACGACGACCCGCAGCGGGTAGCGCACCCACTGCCCGCGGCCCACGCCACCGGCCCCGCCACGACGTTCGTGGCGGGGCTCGGCGGGGGACGCGGGCGGGCAGGTCATCGGTCAGATGCCGTCCGGGCGGTGGCGGGTCAAGGCGGGGACTCCTCGGGTTCGTTGGGGTCGTTGGGGTCGGGCACGGTGTAGGTGGCGCCGCACGGCGCGGTCCGTATGCCGGGGCTGATGTGGCGGTGGACCATGCCGCAGCCGCCTTCGCCGTCGCAGCGGACGGCGAACTCGATCCGGTTGCGCGTCTTGATCGGCCCCGCCGGGACAGCGGCCGGGCCGCCCCAGCGCGGTGGATCGTGGGGCAGTAACTCGATCTGCCCGGGCACGCCGCTCATGGCCGGGCCCCGGTATGCCGTGGCGTCCACCGCCGGGCAGGCACGGTCAGGGTGATCGGCCGCGCCGCCTCGGTCGGTGTCCGGCCCTCGCCCGACGGCCGCGACAGCAGGCCGGCCTTCTGCAAATTCTTCAGCGCCTGCCGGGTCGAGGCCGGTGACAGGCCGGTCATGGCGTGCATGCGGTCGGTGCGCTGAATGCCGTCCTCGGGCAGCACGCCGCCCGGGCCCGCGTAATGGGCGAGGACCAGCGCGACCAGCTTGTCGTTGCGGTGCAGTCGCCGTGCCAGCACCGCGGACTCCCAACGGATGCGCTCGTACGAAGCGGAGGGCGCGGCCGCGGCACGGGCGGGCGAGGCCTGCGGCGGTCTGGGCTGCTCAGTCATTCACGTCTCTTTCGGGGTGGTCTTCACACGAGGGGTGGAGCTGGACCAGCCGCGGCGGCCCCAGGGGCTGTGCCGGTCGCACAGCCAGCCGGCCGGATACAGGCGGGCGTGGGTCAGGCAGACCGTGGCTGCCGGGACGTCGCACGGCCGAGGCCGGCGGCGCTGGCGGACAGCCAGGGAGGGCACTTCGCGAATCGGCACCGGGCCCTCCTCAGCCAGTGGTCGGCCAGTGGCCGAAGGGGTGGCCGCCCGCCCCGGGAATCGCGCGGGGCGGGCGGCCGGCTTTCAGGTGGCGTGACGGCAGGGCCGTACGCGGGTCTGCACCTCGTAGGGCTGGCCCGGGGCCAGGTGGCCGCCGGTCACGGCCTCCCAGTAGGCGGCGGCGAAACTGCGCACGGCGATGTCGACGACGTGCGGGATCTGCAGGCCGAGGCGCACCAGCCGCATCAGGTCCCGCAGCAGCCACGGCCGGCCGGACAGATCCACCTGCAGCCAGGGACTCCGCGAGCCCGGCAGCCGGAACAGCCGCGCCACCCCAGTCACTTCAGCCACCTGGCCGGACGGCACGACCACCCCCACAGCCACCGGCCGCCGCTGGTCGGCCACCTCAGCCACCCGGGCAGCCACCCCGGCCACCGGCTCAGCCACCGGTCGGGCCACCGGCTGTTCCTGGCCGACCGGCTCGGCCACCGGCGGCCGCTCCTCGGCCACCCCGGCCGCCGGTACGGGCGCGGTGGCGGCCACCGGCCGAGGCAGCGGCCGCGCGAGCAGCCGGGTGGCCGCGTGGCGGCTGATCCCCAGCTCCTGGCCGATCCGGCGCGCGCCGTACCCGTGCTGCGACTTCAGCCGGTGCGCCTCGGCGTGCGGGTCCACGGCGCTCACCGGCCGCCCCCGTTGTGCACGACACGGCCGTCCCGGACGATCGTCAGCCGGTGCGGGCCAGCCTCGAACCATGCCTGGTAGATCGGGTCGTCGGCGGCCTCGGCCTCGAAGCAGCCGGTCATGCCCTTCACGTGGTCCTCGGGCGTGGAGGCGGGCAGCGTGTGGGCGAGGAGGATCAGGCTCATCAGGCCGGGCGGGGTGTCGCCGGTCTCGGAGGCGTCGCCGACGATGTACGTCTCCCCGAACGCCGACGTGTTGCCCGCCTGCTCGTAGTGGACGTGGACGGTGTCGCCCGGGCGGGCCGGGTACCAGGGCGCACCGGTCAGCCGGTCGTGCGCGGAGGTAAGGCTGTCGACCTCGGCGACCAGGTCGCGGCCGCGCTTGGCCGCCTCGGCCTGGGCGAGCGGGGAGGTGACGGCCTCGGTGCGAGGGCGGCCGTACAGGGCGGTGAACACCTTCTCGGCGAGGCCGGCCGGGTCTCCGCTCCAGGTGTTCACGGCGGTGCGGTTCGGGTTCTTCTCGGTCACCTGGACGCCGAGGAAGGCCGGCGTCGAGCCGGGGATGAGGCGCTCGATGGTCTCGCGGATGATCTCAAGGCGTGGGTCGGTACGACGCACGATGGGGCGACGCATGGTGTCTCCATGTCGGTATGTCGATGTAGTTGGCCGGGCGGGCGGCGCGGTGTTCAGGTCACGTGCCGCCCGCCCGGCTGTATGAGGGAGCGGCGGGGTTCAGGCCGGGTCGGGCGCGGGGACCAGGCGGGCGGTCCCGCACAGGCGGCACGTCGCTTCGCCGTCTCCGGCCGCCTCGTGCGTGGTGGTCCCGGGACAGTGGCCGTGGCACTCCAGCCACAGCAGTTCGCCCGTGCGGGCGCCGGTCTGGAAACCCGCGTAGGGCTCCGGGCTACGGCCCTGATAGCGGCGGCGGGCGATGCGCCGGCCCACGATGATCGCGAGGACGAACGCGGCGCCGCCGAGGAGGGCCGCCGCGATGTCCAGGCTGGCGTCGGTGAGGGTCACAGGGATGCTCCAGCAGTGGTGGTGTCGGGGCGGGCGGGGCGGCAGGGCAGTTCGGCCAGCCAGTGAGCGACGCCGACACGGCCGCCCTCGTAGAACCAGCGCAGGGAGCCGCCGGTGCGGCTGGCCTTCGGGCGGGTGGCGACGGTGAACCAGTCCCCGCAGGGCTGGCGGACCTGGTCACCGGGCCGCAGGTCGAGGGCGGGGCGGGTCACCATGCGATCTGCCCGCGCTCGGCGGCCGCGGTCAGGTCGGCGTCGAGAGTGCGCCAGTCCGCCCACCGGGCGAGCCGGTCCTCGGGCTCCCACGGCCCGTCCAGTCCGTTCACGGACAGGTGCAGCACCGCGTCGGCCAGGACGTGCGGGGCGGCCAGGTCCTGGACGGACAGCGGTTTGGCGTCGAGGCCGACCCGGGCCGCCCAGCCGGTCAGGTGCGACCAGATCAGGTCCAGGCCCGCCTGGTCGGCGAGGTCCGGGTGCCCGGTCAGCCAGGACAGCGTCAGGAACAACTCCGGTCCCCTGGCCGGGTCCTCGACGCGCAGGCCGGCCTCCAGCACGTCCGGCGTCAGGCCCGCCTCGGCGAGCATGATGTGCACGGCGTCGCCGTAGGGCAGATGCGGCAGCACCAGCTGCTCCGCACGCTTCGTCTCGGTCTCGGTCATCGACTGCCACCGCCGTCGATGTCCTCGGCCGTGATCCACCCGGAGGCAACCGAGATGGCCACCGCGTGGGCGACGCTGCGGGCCTCCAGCCGCATCACGGCCCGCCGACGGGTGCTCTTGACCGTGGCGTCCGCGATGTGGAGCCGTGCGGCGGTCTCCTCCGGCGCTTCGCCACGCGCGGCACCGACCAGCACGTTCAGCTGGCTCACGCCCAGCGGGCAGCCAGACCACCGCTCGGCCAGCCGGGCCGTCTCCTCCCGGCGCTCCTGGCCTTCACCGCGGCGTACGCCGAGCAGATGCCGCAGACGACCGACCTCGGCGAGCAGTTGCTGACGCGCGCGGTCCAGACGGCGGGCCTCGGCCAGGAGACTCAACTCCGCGTCGGTGCGCGGCGCCCACGGCTGGCCCGGGCGCGGCCCGCGCGGCAGCACCAGGCCGCGGGCCCGCAGCTGCGCGAGCACCTGGTCCGCCATCGCCGGCACCGGGTGAACGCCGCCCGCAGCGCGGCTGCGGGTGTCCTTCCCGGCGACGGCGACCGCGCGCGTCTCCTCGATGGCGGTCACTCGCCACCACCGCCCGTGGTCCCGGCCTCGACGAGCCTGGCGGCCGCCCATTTCGCGGCCGCCGCGACCGTGCGCAGCGAGTTCTCGGCGTACGCGAACCTGAGGGGACGCAGGCCGTACGGGCCGTCGTCACTGCGGACCGCGGCCACCGACCAGCACACGCCGCCGCGCTTGCCGCGCCCCTGGCCGATCGAGCCGACGACGTCTGCCTCGGTGACCCGGGTGACGCCGGGCCGGGTCACGATGAAGTCCCACGGCTCGTCGGTCGACATGCGGCCGTAGTTCCAGAACGGCTCTCCCGGCCACAGCAGCAGACCCGCCATACGGCGCGGCGGCTGCCCGTAGCCCTTGGTGATCGTCTTCGGCTGGCCCGCCTGCAGCTCTTCCTCGCTGTCGAGCATGTACGCCCGGGTGCACGAGGGGCACACGATCCGCACCGTGGTCCGCCGGAGCCGGTCGCCGTGCCAGCACTCCTCGTTCGGGCACTCGTGCTTCTCGCCGCCGTGGCGGGCACGGAACACGTCGTCCTCGACCTTGGCGTCGACCGTCCACGAAGGCTTCTCACAGCCCTTGAAGTGCACGAGGAGGTCCCAGCCCAGATAGGTGCTCTGCGCCGTCGTCATCGGGCACCCCCGATCCGGCGGCCGCGGGCCTGCGGGTCGAGGAGGTAGGCCACGAGCGCGAACAGCACCCAGCCGCCGAACGTGCCGAGAATCAGGGTGATCACGCGTCGGCCCCCTGCCCGCCCTGGGGCCGGAGCGCGCCGTACGCCAGCTCCTGGGGCGACGCGCAGGCCGAGCACAGGTCGAGCATCTGCGGGTTGGCCACCCAGTAGCAGCCGCCCTCGCACGCCCGGTCCTCGGTGCAGCCGCAGCGCGCGCAGTGGGCGACGTCGTCCTCGACGGCCGGGTCCGGCGCGGTGGTGATGGCGGCGAGCTGGTCGGCGGCCGCGAGTTCGGCGCCGGCCGCCGCGATGGCCGCGGTCGCGCAGGCGGGGGTGCACCACCAGCGCGGTCCCTGCTCGCTGCCGGCGACGTCGAGGCGGATCCAGCCCCACAGCGTCGGGTCGGACTCGTCGACGTCGTCGTCCGCCAGACCGCAGCCGGGGGTGGCGCAGGCCTCGGCGGCGTGTACGGAGGCCATGAGGTGGGCGCCGAGGTCCAGGCGTTGGGCGTCGTCGAGTTCGAGGACGGCGCGGGCGCCGAACACGGTCTCGCAGCCGATACCGATCAGGGTCTTCTCTCCCGGCCGGTCGCCGACGGGCGGGGCGACCATGCCGTCCCAGGTCAGCGTCAGGGGCCGCGCCTCGGCGGCCGCCTGCCGGCCGTCGAGGGCGCGCAGGATCGCGGTCACCGGCAGGTGGTAGTAGTCGGGGCGGCCCTCGCACAGGCGGCGCACGGCCCTGCACGCCTCATGCAGAGGGGCGGTGGCCAGCCACTGAGTGTGGAACCAGTCGGCCGTCTCGACCGCCTCGGCGGCCGCGCTCAGTTCGACGCGCATCTCGTCGCGGGCCTGGTCGCGGGCGGCCTCGGCGATCGCCTCGACGGCCAGCCCGTCGTACGAGCGGACCAGGTCGGGTTCCCCCTCGGCCGGGCCGGGCGTGCAGGAGCCGTCCGCGCACACGAACTGCCGGGCGCCGCTCTCGTACTGGTCGCCGTTCGGGATGAGGGCCCCCTGTCGCGCGCCGCAGGTGACGCACATCGGCATCAGCGGCTCCGGGCGCGGCCGGACCGGCGGTGCGGGCGGCGCCGGGGACGTCACGGCCTGCAGGGCCGGGACCTCCCGCAGCGGCAACGGTGCCGGCATCGGGCCGGGCCCGTGTAGGCCGAGCGGGTGGGATGATGTGGTCACGGTGACCTCGATTCGTCAGTGGGTTGAGGTGTGCCGAGGGGTCGTGCTCCGGTTAGGGCCGGGGCCGGCCCCGTATTTGGGAAGTTCAGGCGGCCGTTCTGGCGTCGCGCTGCTGAGGGGTGAGCGCCCCGCGCAGCAGCACGACCAGGCGGCCGATCTCGGCGTCGGTGAGACGACAGCGGGGGCAGTCCGAGGGCGGCGTGCCGTGATCACACGGCTCGCTGAACCCTGCTTCGAACGCCTCCTCGACGGTCATGCCAGCCTTGCGGTTCATGCGGACACCGGCTCGGGCGGCATGAGGTCCGGGATCTCGCATCCGAGAGCCGTCGCCAGGCGCTGGAGTACGCCTGGCGACGGGTTCACCCGGCCGTGCTCGATCGAGGACATGTGGGGCTTGGAGATGCCAGCCCGGCGTGCGAGTTCTTGCTGCTGCAGCCCGGCCTCAATCCGCTTACGGCGAACCCGGCCCGGATCGGCGTTGCGTCGGGGTTCCATGAGTCGAGACTACGGCGAAACTTCGAAAAACTTCAAGATACTTCGGAGTAGAAATGGCTTTGAGTTCGAAGTTACCGATAGATACGCCTGTTGACCTGCATGGATTCGCTAAAGTTCGCTGTAGTTTCGTGAGTGGCGCCGATGGGAGAAGGTCGTGAGCGTGGACCAAGAGGAGCTGCGGCCACCCCGAGAGGCGGATCTGATCCGGGTGGCTCGCCTTGCGCGGGGACTCAGTCCGGAGAGGGCAGCAGAGCTTGCCCCCATCAGGCTCGGGGGTGCCCGGTGGCGCCACATCGAGCGGGGATACGAGCCGAAGAAGCCACCGAAGCCAGTGCGGGCCCCCGACAAGACGCTGGCCCACATGGCCCATGTCGTGGGCGTCTCACCGGAGCGCCTCGACGAAGTCGGGCGGGCCGTCGCCGCCGAGATCCTGCGCGAGATCCTGCGCCAGGAGACCGAGTCGGAGCAGGCGGAGGACCAGCCCTACGCAGACATGTCCGATCGGCTGGAGCGGACGGCGTGGGAGATGCCCCTGTCCGTCGATGACCGGAAGCTGATCGTGGACATGCTGCGCGAGGCCAAGGCCCAGGGGCGCAGCGGGCGTAGCGCGTAGAGGAATCGCCTGATCAGGGCTGGCGCGCAGGGGGCAGAGCGGTGGCTCGGCGATGCCCCTCGACTGCAAGAGTTAGCCCGGGGGCAATCTCGGTGAAGCCGGCGTCGCGGACGAGGGGGAGGCCGCTGGTGGTGAGGGTCTCCCAGAGGGACGGGGCGGCGGTGCGCACCGCGAGGGGGAAGCCCGCGTCCCGCCAGGCGGCGTGGGCCCGGTCGTCCAGGTCCCACCAGGCGAGCTGAGCGCCGTGACCGGCCTGGGCCATCGCCTTGCCCGCCGACATCTCCACCCCGGGGTTCAGCCAGAGGACCGGCGCGGCGGGGTCGGGCGCGGCCGGCGGTTCCGGGTCGTCGAGGTCCGTGCCCGAGACCTGGAGGCGGGCCAGATCCTTGGGCCAGCCGTCCAGCGGGACCGGCGGGAAGACGCGTACCTCCGCCGACTTGCCCGTCACGGTGATCCCCGGCAGTGCCTCGGCCCGCCGCCACTCCGCGCCCCGCGCCCGCCGGACCACCTTGCGGATCCGGGCGTCCTGCCAGCCGCGCATCGCCTCGGCCCACTCTCCGTCGCCCAGCGACCGCGCGTCGCTGAGCATCACGAGCACCGCCCGCGCCGCCGTCTCCAACGCGTCCGTACGCGCCGGCGGAGCCCCCCGCTCGATGCGCGCGACCAGGGGCAGGACGAACTGCGGCCCCTCGTCGCGCGAGGTCCGCTCGTCCCGGAAGGGGCTGTCCTGGGCGGCAGCGGAGGAGACGGCGGGGACGGGGTCGGGGGTCGGGTCGCTCGTGGTCAC